GGTATTTTTACAGCCTTGGAATTGCAATAAGTGCGTCTTTTGGAATCCGAGGGGCACAGGCGTTCTTTAAGAGGAAGTAACGATGGAAATGTGGCAGTGGATTATGCTGTTTAGTGCAGTTAGCCTGAATACCGTAGTCAACTGTTGGCGTTTATATTTGGAGATGAAAAGACATGGCTAAGGGTGACGCATTAAAGATGCTGCAAAAGAAATGCGGCGTAACACCAGATGGTGCTTTTGGGCCTAACACAGCGCGAGCTATCGCAGGTCATTACGGTTTGAACGCTAACCGTGGAGCGCACTTGCTAGGTCAGGCAGCGCACGAAAGCGGTAACTTTATGATCAGCGAAGAGAACCTAAACTACCGCGCGTCTACAATGTGCCGTGTGTGGCCCTCACGCTTTGCGTCAGAGGCCGAAGCTGCACCATACGCAATGAACCCCCAAAAGCTGGCAAATAAAGTTTATAACGGGCGTATGGGCAATGCGGCAGGGTCTAATGATGGCTGGTTGTACGCTGGAAAAGGTTTCATTCAGTTGACGGGCAAGGACAACGTGCGCGCATTTGCCGAACATATTGGGCGTGATGGCCTTGTAGACGATCCGTCACCCATTGCCGATGAGCTTGCTATGGACAGCGCAATCTTCTTCTTTGAGAAAAACGGCCTGTTTGGACTTGCCGACAAAGGTGTGAATGACAGCATCATTAAGAGTATTACACGCCGTGTGAATGGTGGCTATCACGGGCTTGATGATCGTATCGAAAAGACCAAGAAGATTTACGGGTGGCTATCATAACTTGTTCGGCTTATTTTTTCAAAAAAGATAACTCGAACAATTGCTCTAATTGTGTATAATCTGGGTAGCAGGAGATTGTTGTATGCCGTTTACTAAACTTCAGTTTCGCCCCGGGATTAACCGCGAAACCACCTCATATACCAATGAAGGTGGTTGGTTTGATATGGACAAGGTGCGCTTTCGCTTTGGCTATCCTGAAAAAATTGGTGGTTGGATCAAGCAATCGTCTAACGCATTTGCAGGTACTTGTCGTGCGCTCCACCCGTGGGTTGCGCTAGATGGCACCAGTTACATTGGTGTTGGTACGCACCTCAAGTATTACATCAATGAGGGTGGTGGCTATAATGACATCACGCCCATTCGCTCGACTACATCTGCGGGTGATGTAACGTTTGCAGCAAGTGCGAACGACTTAGACGGCGCAATCACAGCGGTTGATACAACGATTACACTTACCTCTACGACAGGTTTTCCCTCATCTGGTCGCATCAAGATTGAGGACGAAATTATCACATACGCATCTGTATCAGGTAGTAACTTGATTGGGTGTGTACGTGGCGTGAATGATACCACGGCTGCTGCACATGATGATGCTGAAGCTGTATTGTGTGCCACGCTAATCGTTAATGACACATCGCATGGCGCGTTGGAGAACGATTTTGTAACGTTTTCTGCGGCTACGGCTTTGGGTGGTAATATTACTGCTGACATCCTCAATCAAGAATATCAAATAACTGCCATCATCAACGATGACAGCTATCAAGTAGAAGCACGTACTGTTTCTACAATTAACAGCATCACAACAACAAATGGCATTGAGCCTGAGTATGTTTTCGCATCATCATCAGATACAGGAAGTGGAGGGTCTGCGTGTGTTGGCACTTACCAAATCAATACAGGTCTTGATACTACAATCGTGGGTAATGGCTGGGGTGCTGGTACTTGGAGTCGCGGTGCTTGGGGTAGTGCCACTTCACTAACTGCATCTGGTCAAACGTTGCGTATCTGGTCGCACGATAACTTTGGTGAAGACTTAATCATCAACGTGCGTGATGGCGACATATTCTATTGGGATAAAAGCGACGGCGTATCTACTCGTGCAGTTGAACTTGCACAGCTAACGGGCGCGAACAAAGCACCCACAATCGCCAAGCAGGTTCTTGTGTCAGACCGTGATCGTCACGTTATTGCATTCGGATGTGACTCGGAGCTTGATCCCGGAGTGCAAGACCCATTGCTGATTCGCTTTTCAGATCAGGAAGTAGTTACAGAATGGCAATCACTTGTAACGAATACTGCGGGTGATCTGCGCATTGGTTCTGGCTCTGAAATCATCACAGCCGTTGAAACACGCCAACAGGTGCTTGTCTTCACAGATGTATCGCTACACGCGATGCAGTACCTTGGGCCACCCTTTACTTTTGGTATCAATGCTATATCAGAAAACATTACAATCGCTGGACCGCTTGCGGCTATCGCTGTTGAAGACAATGTGTTCTGGATGGGCGCAGAAGAGTTCTATGCATATGGCGGTGCAGTCCAGCGACTGCCGTGTTCTGTGCGCGACTATGTATTCACAAACATCAACAACGATCAGTTGGAAAAGGTGACGGCATCTACAAACACAGCGTTCTCTGAGGTCACATGGTACTACCCATCTGCCTCTAGCAGTGAGAATGATCGCTATGTAACGTACAACTACGATCAGAAGATATGGTACTACGGCGCACTAAACCGAACATGTTGGCTAGATCGTGGTGTGAGTAGCGATCCTATCGCTGCTGGCTCTGATCATTACCTGTATTTGCACGAGATTGGCTTCGATGACGGCAGCACAAGCCCAGCGCAGGCAATCACAGCATACATTGAATCAAGCCAGATGGACTTGGGAGATGGCGAGCAGTTCGTCTTTATGCGTCGTATGATACCAGATATGACGTTTAGGAACTCAACAAACCCAACACCTAGTGCCACAATGACGCTAAAGGTTCGTAACTTCCCCGGTGTGAATTACTCTAACTCGAACAATAGTACGATTTCCAAAACTGCGTCTGTCCCGGTAGAACAGTTCACTGATCAGGTATTTGTTCGGCTTAGAGGTAGATCGTTTGCTTTCAGGATTGAAAGCGACGACACAGGTATTGGATGGCGACTTGGCTCTCCTCGCGTTGACGTAAGGCCAGACGGGAGAAGGTAATGTCTAGGAATCTAAACCTTCCGTTCTTCCCGATCCCGCCAAGCGCATACGATCAGGCATACTTTGCAGAAGTCATACGGTCATATTCGATCTATCTGCAAAACATGCAGAACGCAGGTGAGGGCCGTAACACGTTTACGGTCTTTACTGATTTACAGACAGACGACAGCGGCCTTGAAGTGGGCGCAGTCTTCAACCATGGCGGCTATCTAAAGGTCGCAGAAGCAAACACCCCACATGCTCGTGGATCGTCTGGCACAGGTGCGGTGGGTACAGTAACGGTAACTACAGCATGACAGATACAGTAATCACAATGCCCAACGGCTCCAAATGGAAGCCTGCAACAAGCACAGATACAGTTCATTGCGTGAACTGCGACAACGCAGTAGACACGCCAGAAGAGATCGCAAGCTACCCTGATGGCAACTGCCCTGACTGCGGTCAGAGTTGGACAGGGGGCGAAAAACGCAGTACAAGTATTCAAGTAACAATGCCTGAGTCCATTTCTGGGTCTACACTCTAGTATTTTATACGGACATTTGGTAACTTATTGACAATAGTCACGAGGTTTTACGATGCAAGACATGGCAAGATACGGCAGAAACGGCGACACACGCATGGCTCACGTTGCCCCGGGCGAGGTGGTTGTGCCGCAAGAAGTTCTGGCGCAAAGGCCGCAAGTTGCTCGTGGCCTTGGTATGGCATTCCGTGATGTAGGTGCTGATCCTCGTCGCTATGTTGTTGGTTCCAAGCGTAACAGCATTAACCCAATCACAGGTGAGCCTGAGTTTTTCTTGGATAAACTGATTGCATTTGGTTCAAAGATGCTAGGCAACCCAACGGTTCAGGGTGCTGTAAGTAACCTTGCCTTGCAGGCCATTCGCGGCAAAAAGCCATCCTTGCGTGATGCCCTAATCGGTGGTGCAATAGGTGGTGGCCTTGGTGCTGTAACTGGTCGTGGTACAGGATTCGATGCGTTAGACACATTACTTGGTGCTGATGTAGAAAAGGCAGCAGGGTCAAAGACTAGCGCACTTGATGCGATTACGAACAAGATGAACGCAGATGCAGCATCTAAATTAGAAACCCCATCAGTAGAACGTGCAAAAGGATTGCTCGGCATTGGTGAGATGTTCAATACAGATGTCAAAAGCCCAATAGGCCGCATTTTAAACACTAAGATTGGTGAGTCGTTGGCTCTGGGTCTTGGCTCACAGTTGCTAGATTCATTGTTCTCTGAGGAAGAAGACCCTGATCCATACGGAATGATGGAGCGGTTTAACCGTGGCGCAGGTCAAGGACCTGTTCGCTTCCGTCCTGTTCAGCGCAAAAGCGGCACTGCCCGTGATTTGATGTATGCAGCCGAAGGTGGACCTGCTTACTTCCCTCGTCGTAATGGGGGCATTATGCCGAACGAAGGTTCTGGCACAAAGGACGATGTTCCTGCTATGCTAATGGCAGGAGAGTTCGTTATGACGCGTGACGCAGTAAAGGGCGCAGGTAACGGCAATCTAAACAAGGGAATCCAGAAGATGTACGGCATGATGGATAAACTAGAGGATATGGCATAATGAGTGACACAATTACCCAGATACAGGCCAGACCACAGTATATCCAAGAATACGACGAAGCCTTACTCGCCCGAATTTTTGGTACACCTGATGAAGAAGGCGTACTTACAGGCGGTCTAATTGATGACCCCGAACTGTTTCGAATCCCAGAATATGTGCAAGCAGGCAGTGGCCTACAAGAAGCTGTAGCCGCAACACTAGGCACACCAGAAGCGCGTCAAGCGTTTATGGACCGCTATCAGCCGTACTTCACTGACGACGCAGGCCGTGTGCGTTATCTGCCAGAAGCAGGTGCGGGGCTGGAAGCAGGCTTGGGTACAATCACCACTGCGTTGCAAGATTACTTCCCAACAGCAAGACAATATCTGACAGAAGGTCGTGGTGGCGTAGATGCTGCTGGTATTTATGGCAGTGAGCTTGCTGATGCAAAACTACGTGCTGACCTTGCAACAGGTGAGTTTGACGCCAGAACCCGAGCAGATGCTCTACTTGGCGATGCTCGCGGTGTTATCGGCGCTGGGCTTGGTCAGTTTGCTCAAGACCCTGACGCATATGCACTGGCTCGTCAACGTGCAGAAGAAGGAATGGGTGGCTTTGCTGTAGACGAAGCGGCACTGCGCCGTGGCACAGGTGAGTTCCAACAAACTGGCGGTCTAGCAGACGCGAGAGCGGCGGTTAAAGCGGCAGGCGAAGGTGAATTTGGTGCGCGTGAAGCGTTTGAGCGTGGCACAGGTCGTGCATTCCAACTAGCTGAAGAGGGCCTTGGTCGCTTTGATCCTGCGGCAAGAACGCAAGAGTTCATGGACCCCTACAAGCAGCAGGTCGTTGATGCCGCTCTAAAGCGTATTGAGCGTGAGGGCGCACAGCGTCGTCAGGCAGGTGCAGCTAAAGCAATCGGTGCGGGGGCATTCGGCGGCTCACGCGCAGGTGTGCAAGCTGCTGAAACAGAACGCGCCATCGAAGAAGCAAAGCAGTCAACCGTAGCGAACTTGATGTCTCAGGGCTACGATAAGGCTATCGCAAATGCTATCGCAACAGATGAAGCGGCTCGCAAACGTGCGCTACAAGCATCTGGCCTAACAGGTCAGCTTGGTACATCTGGTGCAAGCCTAGAAGCAAAAGCATACGAAGATGCCGCACAGCGTGGTCTTGCAGCGGCAACAACTGGTGCAGGTCTATCTCAATCAGAAGAGCAAATGCGCTTGAAAGCATTCGAAGACGCACAGCGTCGTACAATGTCAGCAGAGCAGCAAATTAATGCAGCGAAGCAAAAAGCGTTTGAGGATGCAAAAGCTCGCGGACTGACTGGTTCACAGCTAGAATCAGCGGTGGCTCAAGCAGAAGAAAACGCTCGTCAGAAAGCATTCGAAGATGCATCGAAGCGTCAACTTGCAGGCGGTCAGGCACTTGGTAGCTTGGGCACAACACAGCTTGGCACTGAAGCATCTGCGTTCGAAGCACAACAGCAGCGTCTTGCCAAGTCCGCTGATATGTATCGTAGCATGGGTCTATCAAGCGCAGAGGCGCAGATTAAAGCTCAAGAAGACGAGAAGAAGCGTAGCCTAGAAGCAGGTCGTCTGATGGGCGGTCTAGGTCAAACAACTGGCGCACTTGGTGGCGCACAGGCTGACATTGGTAAGGCATACGGCGCACTAGCGGGTACATCGGCTGACATTGGTCGCGTTTATGCAGGTATGCAGCCTGCGGACCTTGGCTTCATGTATGAGCTAGGCGGTAAAGAACGTCAGTACGGTCAACAGTACGAAGACTTCTTACGTCAGAACGAATTGATGAAGACACAACAGGCTCTTGCACCATATAGCTTTGGTCAGACATTCTTGACAGGATCACCATCTGCGTCAATGTACGGACAGTTTACATCACAGCCGACTGCCGCACCTAACCCATTCTTGTCAGGTGTGGGCGCATATGCAACATTGCAGGGCATGAACCAGTAATAAGGGGACAACATGACTGACATTTCTGGATCATTGAGTTTAGATGAACGTCTAAAACGCGCTCGACAAGAAGCCGAACAATCTACTGGTCAAGTAACTAGCTTTGGTGAAAACCTTGCTGACCGTTTGTTTGGTGGAGCATCTGCTGCTGGATATGGGATCATGGGCGGTGTTACCGACTTGGCTGGCAACTTAGGCGCGTTTCTTGGTGGCCCATTTAGCAAAGATGCAGCTACATTAGAAATGTTTTCGGATGAGGCGTATCGTCGTGCGTTGCCCCTTCTTACCGAAGGCTACGCTCGTGGTAGCCAAACTGCGGCTGAAGGTGCGTTGCCAATGTTTAGCTTTGAAGAAGCTGCGATGCGTGAAGCTGAAGCTGCAAAGGCTGAACAGGCTGCTGATCCATTTTACTTTGGTGAGTTCGGTGACGGCTCTATGCCTACAGCTATGGACCCTAAGACAGCATCTGAACAGTTCGGTGATGTTGAGTTTCAGCTAGAAGAAATCACCAAAGACCTTGATGCTCTTGCTCCTGTGTCCAAGAAAATGGATGCGGATGCACAGGCATTGACTGACTCTGCAATTGCTAACCAAAAGAAAAAGCTAAGAACGGCACAGGCTGTTGATAACGCCTTCAACAAGAAGATGGGTGCCGACGCGAAGACAACTCGCTCAGGTGGTATAACAAAAGTGCCACAAGAAAAAGTTGAAGACGGCTTTATGGCAGGCTTTGATGATTACCTAGAAGCTCTTGGTGTTCAAAATGTAGCACCTGACAATGAAACGCGTGAAGAAAAACTTGAGCGTTACAAGAAAGAGTTTGAGGAGGTCACAGGCATTGACGCGAGTGGCAAGGTAGACAAGAGTCGCGCTCTTATGTCTTTTGGCTTGGCTTTGATGCAGAACAAAGCAGGCAAAGGATTTAACCTTGGCAAAATTCTACAGTCTGTTGGTGAAGCGGGTGAAGCCGCAATGCCTGCACTAGAGAAAGCTCAAGACAAAGCAGAAGCTGCAAAGTTAGCGGCTGGCAAATACGCACTTAATCAAATTAAGTCTGACGAAAACGCTCGTGCTGCTTTGATGAAAGAACAACGGGCGGCAGGTCAGGCCGCTGCGCTTAAATGGATGGAGTTCCAACAGGAAGTCTATCTGAAAAAGCTAGAAGGTCAGGAAATTAAAGGCGGTCAAAACCTAGAGATCATCCCGGGGCTGAAGATTCGTGTTGGTCAATCTGGTGGTCGTAGCGTGTTTGAACGTCCAGAGTTTACGGCTCGTACAGTTGGTAACGCTTATCGAACAACACAAGTTGCTATGGGTGAACTTAGCAAGATCGAAGATGCGATCATGGAAGTTAAATCATCTGGATCACCTGCAATCAAACAGGTTGCAGATCAGTTTAATACCTTCCTTGTTGGTCTTGGTATGAAAGACCCACAAGTTGCGTTTGGACCAGAGGGTGTTTCACCTGCGCAGCAAGCCGCAGCATTGCGTGACTCGTTGATTGCAGAGTTTAAACGCTTTCTGACACAAGAAACTGGTAACGGTATTTCAAACGTGGACATTCAGAATATGGAGCGTTTGATGGGTAAGCTAGATATTCTTGGCAACCCTCAAGATGCGTTGAACCGTGTTGATCAAGTTCGTGGTATCTTTGAAGCCAAGGCGTCAGCACTGACACCATTTATTAATGACCTGACTGATGAATACTATTACGTTAATGATACAGCATATGCTAAAGCTCAAGAAGCTCTGCAAGAAAGCATGGGTTACGCAGGTTCAGGTAGCATGGTAACGCAAAGCGATGGGCGTGTTTCTATTGATTTAACAAGGAAATAAAATGGGTCAGGTATCTGTCAACACAAAGTACGGTCCGATTGACTTTAAAATCGCAGGTGATGCACCTACAATTGGCGAACGTATGGAGATTGACAAGGTAATCGCCAATCCCCGTGCTTATATGCCTGATGAAGTCATTGCGAACTTTGAAAAGCAACAAAAAGGCTTTGACCCTCAATTTGATGTTGAGACAGGTGTTCAAGACCGCGGCCTACGCCGCGCACTAAGTCTAGCAGAAACCAATGAAGAGCAAGAAGCCGTTCTGGCAAACGAAGGTTTGAAGCCTGAAGACTTCATCCGTGACAATCGTGGACGCCTTGCTCTAACACCGTCTGGTGCTGCCCGTTACGGCATTGATACAGACAAGAATGTTTTGATTGATGAGTCAGGATTCAGTCGTGCTGATCTAGCGGATTTAGCAGGATTAGCACCAGAAGTTGGTGGCGCAATTGCAGGTGCAGTTGCAGGCCAAGTAGCAATTCCTGTTCCTGTTCTTGGTGCCATGATTGGCGCAGGTATTGGTGGCGGTGGTGGTAACTTGCTCGAAGAGGGCATCGAAGCCGCTATGGGTACATCAAAGCAGTCTGCTGCTGAAATTGCTCGGGATACGGCGATTGAAGCTGGTATCGCCGCAGCAGGTGAAGGTATCGTCGGTGCTATTGGTAAGTCATTCGGTGTTGTGGGTCGTGGACTTGGACCACAGCGTTTGACACCAGATCAGGCTACAGCAATCAAAGAAAGCATGGAGCTAGGCGTTGCGCCTGCACCGGGACTTGCTGGTGCCCCTGCTCTTATTTCTCGTGCTGTTGCGACAGAAGAGCAAATTTTCAAAGGCTCTGCGAGAACCCGAGCAAATAACGATGCGATTCAAAGTGCGCTAAACAATCTACGTGAAAAAGCTGGGACAGGCGATCCTGAAGAGCTAGGCCGAACAATTATTGCGGCTGTGCAACAGGGCGACACTACGCTTTCCGGGTTTGTAGATGAGGCAGGCAAAGCAATTTTGCGCGGCATGGAGAGTACAGCAGATGATTTAGGCCGGGCTGCTACACAAGATGTTCGGCTTAGTGATGACTTGTACGGCGCATTCCGCTCTGCATATGAAAACTTTGACAACATAGCGCAGGCGAAGTGGGCACGTATTAGTGAGGCTATGGCTGATCCTGTGGGTGATTCTAAGTTCATACCAACCAAGGACATTGCTCGCAAAGCGAAAGACATGAGTGAAACCTTTCAAGCTGCACAAGCTGGAACCACTGGTGGCACCATGGAAAGCATGTTGTCAAACATTGCTCGCTTGGGCGATAGATCATCTTTCTCACAGCTTTACAATGCACGTAAGAGTTTGAATGATCTGCTGCGTAACAACGCACGATCACAGACTATTCAACGTGAGGGCAGCGTGTTTCTTGACATGCTAGATCGTCGTTTGGAACTTCTGACCAATCCTAGAAACATTGCTTCATTCGCAAAGAACGCGGGTCGTCCTATGGATGATGTATCGGAGCGTTTGCTTATGGATGCTGCGGCTGATCTACCAGATGCTCGTAGGTTCTATGAAAAAGGTATGCGTTACTTTGATGAAGTTGGCTCTGCTGCTTCCATTCGCGCAATACGTGAAGAACTGAAAAACGGCGTTGTGCCCAGCGTAGAAGAGACAGTTGTTCGGCTTGTGAAGCCTAACAAACCTAAATACCTGATTGCTGCTCGCACGTTGTTTGACGAGTTTGGTGGCAAAGGTTCGTTTGAATCATTCCGTCAGCGTATGGCTGGTCAGTGGCTACGCGACACACTAGAAAAATCAGTTAACTCTGCAAGACCTGACAAGTTCAATGCATCTAACTTCAACAAAGAAGTTAAGAAGCTGGGTCCGACATTAGATCAGTTGTTCGGAAAAGAGGCTGCTGGGGTTCGTAAGCTCGCTAATGAGATAGACTCTACAAGCCTAAAAAATGTTGATCAGAGTGTGATTGATCGTGTGATTGCATCTGGCGCAGATGAAAGTTCAGTTGGTTTGTTGCGTAACCTAAAAGACGCACAGAAGGAGTTTAATGAGTTTACGCGTGACGCTGCTATCAAGCAGTTCAACCGTGAAGGATTGAGTCCACAAGAGGCTGCAAACCTAATTGTAAACGGTGCTACCAAGCCTGCTACAATTACAAAGGTGATGAAGTATTACGACAACACACCTCAAGCCATGCAGCAGCTACGTGGGTCATACATGGATCACATCATCGGTGACTTTGGCGAAAGTTTCTTGGTTGAACCAAAACAGCTAAAAGCATTTGGCAATCGTCTGATAAAAGAAAAAGAATCAGGCAAACTAGATTCTGTCTTTGGCAACGAAATGGCTGAAGAGATGGCTAAGTTTGGTCGTGTGCTTGTATTCAACTCACGCACAGTCGAGGGTGGTGGCCTTGTTGCCGCCAATATTGCAGCGAGTCCGATACAAAACCTTGGGAAGTTAATGCGCTATAGCGTTATTGGTCGTGTATTCTCTAGCCCACTGTTCTACAAAAACCTATCGAAGCGTGTGAATGCGATGACAGGAGACGGCGTATCGAAGCCAGAGGCTCTTGGTCGTGTCATCAGTCAGGCTATGTCATCTGCCGTAGCACAGACTGGTGCGCAAGGGTTGGAAGAAGCGGTGTCTGAGGTAAAAGACCAGAGTTCGGCATATATGCAATCAATGGCGGAACGCCAGCAGCGCCCGGCTCCAGCCCCTGCAACCCGAACAAATATACCAGTTCCTGAAGTTTCCCCGGTAGAAATGCCCGGTGCGCCTCAAAGCTCTAACATTCGTGAGCAGGCAAGAGAAAACCCAGCAGTGGCAGCAACACTACTGGGTGGCTTATCTAACGCAGGTCTTCTCTAGTCTTCTAACACTGAAGCTATGCCCATAGGGCGAGGTGGTGCGGACCTTGGTTGCCGCGCCAACACAGATTCGTAAGCCTCGTCTATCATGCGAGAAAGCTGACGGCCTATTGCACGATCCTCTTTATCTGCAACGAAAACCAGCTTATCATAGGCTTCAATAGAGATTCCTACGGACTTATATTTTCCGGGGTTTGGCATTGGAGGTTCCTTCCCATAAATGACGTTTCCTACTGTATATAATCCCAAGCGACGTGGGTCAAGACCCAAATACGGAAACAAGAAGGTCGTGGTTGACGGCATCAAGTTTGATTCGAAATGGGAGTCACAGCGATACCTGTATATAAAGTCACTTGAATTAGCGGGTACGGTCAAAGACCTTGAGCTACAGCCCAAGTACGCACTGGCAATCAACGGTCATAAGATATGTAACTACATCGCTGACTTTCGTTACCAACGGCAGGACAAGAACGGCGATTGGTATGAAGTCGTGGAAGACGCTAAGGGCGTGGAAACGCCTGAGTTCAAGTTAAAGAAGAAGATGATGAAAGCGATCCACGGCATAGAAATATATTTATCGAAAAAAACCTCTTGACGCATGTGAAGTTATCCCATATGTATTGGGATGTCTAAATTGAAAAACGGAGGAAGCCATGAATAGCAATGAGCTATTTGAACGGCGTGATGAGCTAAAGTTCATCATTGCTGATCTGCGCGAAGAATTAAAAAGCGTAGACGAACAAATTTCAGACATGTTTCTTGATCAAGCGCGTGATGCCTTACGTGCTGACGGTAAAGACTTTGGTACGACGTATATCGTAGCAGGTAATCGTAAGCTCAAGGCCACAGTCCGCAAGAAGGTCGTGTGGGATCAAGAGAAGCTAGGTCAGGTGTTACAGACAATGCCTGAAGACGATGCACGTCATTACGGAAAACTTACGCTTGCAGTCGAAGAGCGTAAATACACAGCAGCCCCACCCGCTATCAAGTCAACACTTGAAGAGTGTCGCACTGTCGAAGTCGGTGGCTTTACAATCGAAGAGGTACAATAATGGCGTTGCAAATCATTACAGCCGATCAGCGTTTAGCTGAAAAGAAAGGCCACAAAATCGTGGTGTGCGGACAAAGCGGTGTGGGTAAAACCACACTTGCCCGAACACTAGAACCTCAATCCACTCTGTTCTTGGACCTAGAAGCAGGGGATGCCGCTATTGAAGGATTCCCTGTTGATGTTCTACGTCCACGTACATGGCAGGAATGTCGTGACCTCGCATGTTTTATTGGTGGTCCGAACCCGTCACTGTCCGAAGATCAGCCATACAGCCAAGCACATTATGACTATGTGTCTACGCTGTTTGGGGACCCAGACATTTTGTTGAAATATGACACACTCTTTGTAGACTCAATTACGGTTGCAGGGCGTCTGTGTTTCCAGTGGTGTTTACAACAGCCAGAGGCGCGTTCTGAGCGTTCTGGCAAACTAGATACCCGTGCAGCTTACGGTATGCATGGGCGCGAGATGATGGCGTGGCTTACTCACATCCAACACATCCGCGAAAAGAACGTCATCTTTGTTGGCATTCTTGATGAAGTCACAGATGATTATGGGCGCAAGTCATATGCGCTACAAATTGAGGGCAGTAAGACAGGGCGTGAATTGCCCGGGATTGTTGATGAAGTAATCACTATGTCAATCCTATCAGGTGATCATGGGCCGTATCGCGCGTTCGTGTGTCAACCTCTGAACGAATGGGGCTATCCCGCAAAAGACCGTTCAGGTAGACTTGATGTTCTCGAAGAACCGCATCTTGGTAACTTAATCGCCAAGATGAATAACGGTGATTCACAGGCCGAGCGTGGCCTAACCTTTGTTGATCCTCAGACTCAGACAGGAGAAGTATAATGCTGAATCTAAACAACGTACAACCATCAGAAGCTCCACAGTACGAGCGCACTCTAATTCCAAACGGCACAGTATGCCGCGCGGTTATCACAGTAAAACTAGGGGACATGGAAATCCCAGAGTTTGGCGCAGGTCAGTGGTTCAAGGCGTCACAATCATCTGCGGCAAAGTGGATGGAACTTGAGTTCACAATCGTGGGCGGTGAACATGACCGTCGCAAGTTCTGGGACCGCATCTTTGTTGACGGTGACAAGATGGGCCAGAGCGGTATGCCACAGGCAAAAGAGATTGGCCTACGCACATTGCGATCTATTATTGAGAGTGGTCGTGGACTTGATCCTGCGGATATGTCGCCAAATGCGCAAC